TGTTGGATCAGGACAACTACAATGTTTCCCTGACCAACGCATTGGTTTGGTATCGTGATAATGTAGATGAAAAGAAGATTCGCAAATTTGCGATTGAATACTTTGCAAAACTCGGCAAGAAAACAGAGGTGCTTGCTATCAATAAAGCAGATGACTATGATGTTCGCCAACTTGGTGTGCTCTGTCGTCTCGTATCAAACGAAAATGTACTGAGCGATGACCATATGAAAACCATTGACAATATGGTTAATCATATCATCCGCAAAGCAGCATTACCCCAAAAGATTAAAGAAGATAAAACAGTTGTCGTTCCAGTGGCAACAGTCTCAATCCAAGATCGTATGGACGAAAAAGCCCATGAACTTGCTGGTGAGATCGAAGGTGCCATCGATGAATTTACAACAACAAAATCCTCTAAGTTCTCAACAAAGAACTACCTTGCAGCCAACCAAGTCGCTGCTCCAATCGCAAAACGTATCGGTGACTTCTTCGCAGGACGTATTCCAGAAATCAAAGAAGCAATTACTGGAGATGACAATCAATTGGTTGAAGGTTACTCCAACTTCACAAAGCGAGAACTAAAGAAGTTCTTGACCTTCTTAGAAGAGATTGTCTCTGATTGCCAACAGCAGGTTCAGAATGCTAAGGCTAATCGTGCTCCACGTAAGCGCAAGGCAGTTAGTCCACTGAAGGTAGTTGCCAAGATGAAGTTTGCGAAAGACTTTGCTGAACTCAATTTGAAGTCTTGTAAACCAGAAGACATCTTGACGTCCACTGAGTTGTGGGTGTATAATACTAAGTACCGCAAGGTTACTGTGTACAAGACTGATGGTGGTACTTTGTCTGTTAAGGGTACAACAATCCTTGGATTCGATATTAAAGAGTCCAAGACTATGACACTACGTAAACCTGAAGAATTTTTCAAAGGTCTTGCGATGGGTAAACGTGCTCTGAATGGTGCGTTTAAAAAACTGACCACTAAACCGACTGTACCAAATGGTCGTGTGAATGAAGAGTGTGTCTTACTCGGAGCATTTTAATGGAATTTACATACGTTGGTGACGGTATTGATGCTGTTGTCATTGATAATTTTTATAGTGAAGAACAGCTAAAAGAGATAATGTCAGAACTGGCATGGTTGACTAAACCTGCTATTATGCAACCTCCTGAGATGCTTTCTTCTGCTATTGATCCCGTAAAGGGAGTCTTAACTTCTAAGAATGGAATCTTTTTAGAAGAAGTCTTTGCAAACTGGAAACACTCTGCCCTAATTAAACATGCGTTCGACGGATTTAAACGAGAAGATGTTATCGATAAGTTAGTGTCATACAACGGACTATTTAAAATTCTGCCAGTGTGTAATTCTAGAACACATTTAGTTTCTTATTATCAGAATGCTGATTACTATAAGTCACATACAGATAAAACTGTGTTTACAATTTTGAATTGGTTTCATACGACCCCCAAGAAGTTTACTGGTGGTGATGTAGTTCTACATTCTTATAAAGAACAAAAACTTGCCACAGTTGATGTGAAGCATAATCGTGTAGTTGTAATAGCTGGATGCACACCACACGAAGTGCAAGAAATTAACTCTGATTTATCTGATCCACTTAGTGGTGAAGGACGATACTGTAACGCCATCTTTTTATATGTAGATGGAACAAACCCAAACAAACCACAACAAAATGATTCTAATTGATTACAGCCAAGTTGCGCTTAGCACTATCCTTACTTTCCAACGAGAGCTAAAAGGTACAGAGTCTGAGGTTAAGAACCTTATTCGTCACGTGACTCTTTCCACTATTAAATCTTACAAACGTAAGTATGGTAAAGAGTATGGAGAAGTTGTCATTGCTTGTGATGGTCGTAAATACTGGCGCAAAGAATACTTTGAATTCTACAAAGCCTCTCGTAAGAAGAACCGTGATGCGTCTGACCTAGACTGGAAACTAATCTTTGATACGTTGACTGAGTTGCGTGAGGATATCGCCAAGCACTTTCCATATCGTGTTGTTCATGTAGACCGTGCCGAAGCCGATGATGTTATCGCTTGTTTAACACGATGGGTTCAAGAGAATCAATTGGTTCAAGAAGGTCTTGTTGAAGAACCTCAAAAAGTTTTGATTCTATCATCTGATAAAGACTTCAAGCAACTACAACTCTACCCGAATGTGAACCAGTGGTCACCGATGCTTAAGAAGTACATCACTGCATCAAAGAAAGACATTCAAGACTTCATGATTGAGCATATCGTGAAGGGTGATGCTGGTGATGGTATCCCTAACATCTTGTCCAAAGACGATGTGTTTGTTATTGGCGAACGTCAGAAACCAGTTTCTGCTAAACGTCTTGCTGAGTTCATCGAACTTGGCTATGACGCATGTCGCACAGATGACGAGAAGCGCAACTGGAAACGTAACTCTGTCCTTGTAGCATTTGATAACATTCCACCAGATGTTGATGAAGAGATTGTTACTACCTATCTAAATAACAAACCGACGGGTGATAAAATGTCGATCATGAACTATCTGATCACACATAAATGTCGCCTACTTTTGGATGACCTAGAGGACTTTTAATGAGAAAATACCTAACGCAGATGCTTGACGAGATCAACGAAGATCCAAAGCAGATTGAAAAATATAAAGGTGATGCTGTACTGAAACTTGCTTTCGAGTATGCGTTTGACCCTTCAAAGAAGATGATTCTACCAGAAGGCACACCACCGTTCAAGCCAGCAGCTGAACCGATGGGTATGACACCAACAAACTTGTTCAACGAGTTGCGTCGACTGTATGTGTTCTGTCGTGCAGACCTAACACCACTGAAGCGTGAGTCTTTGTTTATCTCTTTGTTAGAGGGCGTGCACCCTGAAGAAGCTACTGCTTTAATTGCGATTAAAGACCAACAGTTACATAAGTTGTATAAAAAGATTACAGCTAAACTTGTCACTGAAGCTGGCTTCATTCCTGCGATCGAAAAGAAAAGTGCAACATCTTGAAGATGAAGATAGAGGATTCCTCCTCTTTCTACTAAGCCTCGAAGCAGATGAATTCGAGATGATGCTAAACGCTATGTCCAGAGAAGACGCCATGCGAGTCTTGGTTATGATTCAGATGGCCAAGGACGAATTGTTTGATGATGAGATGGAAGAAGATGGTATGAAAGAAGCTAAAGCAGCCATCGCTAGGATAATGAAATTATGAAACAAAAATGGATTGAAGCGTTCATGGATACATCCGAGCGATTTGCTCAGTTGAGTTCAGCAAAGAGATTGCAAGTTGGTGCTGTCGTCGTCAAAGACAACCGCATTACTTCTATCGGATACAATGGCACTCCTGCGGGGTGGGACAACATTTGTGAGTTTCGTTACGTGAACCCCCAGACTCAGATGGCAGAAGATGTTACAAAGCCTGAGGTGATTCACGCAGAAGCTAACGCTATCTCAAAACTGGCTAAGTCGTCAGAGTCTGGAGAGGGTGCTAGCATCTTTGTGACCCACGCACCTTGTGTAGAGTGCGCAAAGTTAATCTATGGTGCTGGTATTAAGCACGTCTACTATCGCAATTCATATCGCAGTGAAGATGGGTTAAATTTCCTAGTGAAGTGCAACATTGAGACGGAGAAGGTATGACGATCGAACAGATCTTAGTAGCAACATCAGCTTGGGCTCTTCTTATTGGTATATCATACTTTCACAGTAACTGGCGCAAGATTCTTGACTGTTACAAGATGTGGTTCACTAAAGAGTATTGGACTGACTACAACATCGTTGAGTTCGCCAGTTGGACTGCAAAAGCATTCATCATTGTACCTGGACTTATCTTCGGTATCCAGCTTTGGTGGTTGTACTTCTTAACTCTTGCAACAAGCGTGTCATTGATTTGGGCAAGCAACAAGAAGATGCTCCCGACTCTTGTAGCGTTTAACACTTTGTGGGCGTGGATCTCTTGTATGGTTCTTGCTCAGCATCTTGTTAAATAACTGTTGACTTTTATCCCAGCCTGATGTATACTTCTATCTTAGGTTGGGATGTCCTCCCAAAATAAATTCAAAATACTTGACAAAAAGTTCAATCTGAGCTAAAATTTTGTCTAAATAGATCTACAGGTGGTTGAAGAAACCACTTGACTTCAATCAACTTTTAGGATAGAATTCTTTCTACTATGATACTCTCTTGTTCCAATATGCATAAACAGCTACCGTTGAATAACGGATGGACAAGCACACGCCCATCATTTGTAGAAGGTTCTGGCTATGCGATTGAGGATACGAAGGGTTTTGGTAAGAAGAAGTAAGAGAACTTAGTCTCTTTACCAAAACCCTCGAAGATGTGAATCTCGAGGGTTTTTTGCTTTATAGTCTACCACGATGTGGGGTCTTTAAAGAAAGGTGTTGACGTTAAAGCACTTGT